CATTCAGAAATTCTCAGATGAAATCGGGCCAAAGTTGCAGCCGGTAATCAAATTTCTTGGATCATATATTCAAGAAGTATTGCTCCCAGCTTTCAAGAGTATTTGGGGATTCATCAATGATTTCTTGGTTCCGATATTCTCATCAATTCTCACGCCAGCCATTAACGGATTGCGCGGTGCATTCGAGAAGGTTCAAAAGGCTATCAGCGACAACTCTGATGAATTGAAACCATTGCTAGATTTTATGAAGGCAGTTGGAGAATTTGCAAGAGATACTTTGGCTCCAATTATCGGTGGCACACTTAAAGCAGCATTCAGCGTCTTAGGAACAATTATTTCAGTCACGATTTCAGGCTTTGCCAAGATTGTCACAGTCGTCACAAGCGTTATCAATGCAGTCAAAGCATTTATCAAGCTTATGACCGATAATCCAGTCACTAGATTCTTTGGCTTAAGTGGAGATAACTCCAAAAGCTTGAAGGCCGGCGGAGCAGAATTTGACCCCAATATCGGTGGAGACTTCGGTGGTACAGGCGGCGGTGGTGGATTTGATACTGGTGGAAGCATGGGCGGCAATGATCCGCGCACATTTACCGGCGCACCATTAGGGGCATATTCACCAGCTATGCAAGCTGCAATTCTTAGACGCGAAGAACTCAAAGCTGAGACTGAACGCCTACGCAATGCCAGAGAAGCAGCCGCGGCGGCTCGTGCTGGGGTCACTGGCGGGCTTTCAACGGCTGAGCGCATCAATATCACAGTCAATGGCGCACTTGATGCAGAGGGAACGGCTCGCACAATTGTGGAGACTTTGAATAATTCATACTTCCGCGGTACTGGCGGCGCGTCGAATCTGCAAGCAATATGACAGTCTTTAATCCAGTCTGGCGAGTAACTATCGGCGGCGTCCAGTATCAGACGGCCATTCTTGCAAATCTGACAATTACATCTGGGCGAACTAATATCTATGAGCAAGCTCAAGCCGGTTACACAAACATTGAACTTATCAATTTGGATCAATCAAATGTCATCATTGAAATCAATGATCCATTGACCATTGAGTTGCAAGATTCCACAGCAACATTCATTCCCATATTTGGTGGGTCAGTGGTCGATGTTGGGATTTCTGTGGCAGAGCTTGGAAATGTGGCTTATGCCCAGCGCATTAGAATCATTGCTTTAGGAGCATTGGCTCGATTGCCAAAGGCTTTGACTAACGGCGTTCTTCATCAAGACTTTGATGGCGACCAGATTTACACAATTCTCCAGGGTGTTCTCTTTGCGCAATGGCAAGCTGTTCCAGCAGCTTTGACGTGGGCGACTTATGACCCGACGACTCAATGGCAAGACGCTGAAAACACTGGACTTGGTGAGATTGACCGGCCGGGAAATTATGAGCTGGCGGCGCGTTCATCAGATAGAACAGATGTCTATTCTTTGGTTGCAGCTTTGGCCAGTAGTGGCTTGGGTTATATCTATGAAAGTGCTCAGGGGCTTATTTCCTACGCCGATTCGACACATCGCACGACATATCTCAACGCCAATGGCTACGTCAATCTTTCGGCCAATGATGCTCAAGGCTCTGGTTTAAGCATCCAGCAACGCGCTGGAGACGTTCGCAACACCATCACATTGCAATATGGTCAGAACAGTCAATTTGAGGTCAGCGCGGCCGATGCCGCTTCCGTTGGCCTATATGGGGAACTTGCTCAGATATTTACGACAACAGTCAAGCATTCAGCAGATGCCCAAGATCAAGCTGATTTCTATTTAGAACTTCGGGCATATCCTCAATATAACTTTAATCAAATTACTTACCAGCTGACTAATCCAGAGATTGACGACGGCGACCGAGATTCGTTAATTAACGTGTTCATGGGAATGCCGCTGGCAATTGCTGACTTGCCGCTCAATATGTCGGCCGGTACTTATCTGGGCTTTGTCGAAGGCTGGACGTTCCAAGCCGGTTACAACCAAATCAGCGTCTCGCTCAATCTTTCGCCATTAGCGTTCTCACTTCAAGCCATGAGATGGAACGACGTGCCGATTGTCGAAACATGGAATTCAATCATACCTACATTAGACTGGGAACACGCGACGCAGGTCGCATAAGGAGAAAACATGAGCAATCCAACAACTAACTTTGGCTGGCAAATGCCTACGCCGACTGATTTGGTCACTGATTTGCCCGCTGACTTTGAAGTCTTTGGTCAAGCTATCGATACTGACTTTGTTGATCTACTAGGTGGCACGACTGGGCAAGTGTTATCCAAGGCATCCGGGACAGATTTAGACTTTGCGTGGATTGAGCAAGATGATTCAACATTGGCATTCAATGCTCAAACTGGTACGACTTACACTCTGGTTCTAGCGGATGCTGCAAATAAACTTGTTACGACTTCAAATGCATCAGCTGTGACTGTGACTGTTCCGCCGTCAGTCTTTACTGCTGGCAATGTAATTAATGTGCAGAGCATAGGTGTTGGGCTAACTTCATTTGCTCAAGGTGCTGGTGTCACAATTACATCAACAGGAGCAACGGCAACCGCACCAGTCTTACGCGCCCGTTACTCAGCTTGTTCAATTATCTGCACAGCAAGCAACACTTTTACAATTATTGGCGACTTGACCTAATGAACCCAATCTTAGGCATCATTGCATCCTCGATGCTTGGTGTTACTAACTCTTATGAGTCTATTGCCACAACCACTTTAGGTAGTTCTGCATCCTCAGTTACTTTTACCAGCATCCCTGGCACATACAAGCATTTGCAAATTAGAGCGATGATGAGAACTCCTGGTACAACAGGTATTTATGATTACACTCGATTTAATAGTGATTCAGCAAGTAATTATTCTAACCACAGTTTAGAAGGTAGCGGCTCTAGTGCTATATCAGTTGCAGCTGCTAATGATTCATTTTTAAGAGCATTAGCACCTACTAACTTTGGAGTGTATGGGGCTGGTACAACAGGTTATCCAGCAATTGGAATATTAGATATTTTAGATTACGCCGACACTAACAAGTTTAAGACAACAAGAAGTTTAGCAGGCAGCGATTCCAATACTGTAAATGGTGGTATTGGGTTGATGTCAGGTTGCTGGCGTTCAACTAGTGCAATTACTTCTATAACAATTTTAGCCTATTCAGGTGGTTCTGCTTCGACATTTAATCAATACTCATCTTTCGCCTTATACGGAATTAAGGGGTAATAACAATGGCCGCTGGATTAACATATACTCCTTTAGCAACTACCACTTTAGGCTCTGCTGCTACATCTATCACCTTTTCTAGCATTTCTGGAAGTTATACGGATTTAGTTTTAGTCATTAGTGGCTTACTTAGTAGTTCAGATTATAGTCTTGGACTTCAATGTAATTCTGATACTTCTGCCCTTTATAGTGCTACATACATAACGGGCAACGGAACGGCTGCTAGTTCAGGCCGCGCCTCTGCCGAGACTATGGCGTTAGTAGGCTCAATGACTAATGCCCAAAGCAATTCTATAATTCAAATCCAAAATTATTCTAATACAACTACATTCAAGACTTTTTTAGGGCGTGGTAATGCAACTGCTAACCGAGTCCGTGCTTATGTAGGTTTATATCGTAGTACTTCTGCCATTACTGCACTTACATTAAAACTCTACGGCGGTGGCGGTGGCGATACATTTTCTACTGGAACAGTAGCAACACTTTATGGAATTGCGGCTGCATAATGGCTAATACATATCAAAAAATAGCAAGCGTGACATTAACAAGCGCAGCGGCATCGATAGATTTTACGTCTATTCCAAGCACTTATACGGATTTACTAATCAAAGCATCACTACGATCAGCCGCCGCCTTAGTAAATCCTGGTTTGTTAATCAAGTTTAATACATCTGCCCTCAATTTTACTGGCCGTAATGTTTATGGAGACGGCTCTGCCGCAGGCTCCTATGCAGATACATCAGGTGAAATCGGTACTCTTGCAGGTAACTCTGCGACCGCTAACATTTTCGGTAACTGTGAAATCTACATCCCTAATTATGCAGGGGCAACTAACAAATCTTTTAGCGTTGATTCTGTCAATGAAAATAATGCCACAAGCGCAAGTCAATATCTATACGCTAATTTATGGAGTCAAACGGCAGCCATTACTGCTATTAGCTTGTTAAGTGGCGGAGCGGTAAATCTTATGCAATACAGCTCAGCAACCCTTTACGGCATATCGAAAACATAGGAGACACAATGACTACAGCAATTGAAATCAACTGCGCAACAGGCAAAGTAACTGAGCGTGAGCTAACTGCCGATGAATTGGCACAACGTGAAGCCGATGCTAAAGCCTATGCGGATCAGAAGGCAGCCGATGCTAAAGCGGCAGCTGACAAAGCCGCAGCGCGTGAAGCCATTTACGCCAAGCTGGGATTGACTGCGGATGAAATCGCAACTCTTATCTCATAACGGATGGAAAGCATCTAAAGATGCAGCAGAAATCCACATTATCAGCGTTCCAATCGAGGGAACAAAGGTCAAGGTTCGATGCGCAAAAGCCGTCGCGCCATTAATCGCTGGATTCTGCAAAGAATTCCATGAACTAATTGAACCCATTGATGAAGGTCAGCTCGATGATTGGGGTTATGCGTTCCGGATGGTACGCGGTTCGACTGACACTTTGAGCAATCACAGCTCTGGCACTGCCATCGATCTAAACGCGACGCAACATCCGCTGGGCAAATCTGGCACATTCCCAGCTGAGAAGGTTCCAATGATTAGAGCTTTGGCTAAGAAATACGGCCTCAAATGGGGTGGAGATTATCGAAACCGAAAAGATGAGATGCACTTCGAAATCGAATTGAGTGAAGCGAAAG